GGCGACATGCCGGTGAAGAAGCTGACCGCCACCTATCTGGTGGACTGGCTGGAATACGTCCGCAACGATGGCCGCCGCAGCACACGCATGGAGGAAACGCAGCTTGCGAACCCGCGGCATCCAGCAGCGACGGCGCGGCTGACTTCGGATGCCCAGCGCACGCGCCCGCTCGGTGCGCGCACCGTTCAGCATTACTATGACACGCTCAAAACCATGCTGGACATGGCGGTGCAGTGGGAAATCATCTACCGCAACCCCATGGAGCGCGTCACGCGCCCACGCGCCCGGAAAGCCCGCGTCAAGTTTCTGGATGAAGAACAGGCGGTGGAGCTGCTGCGCTGCTTGAAGGATGAGCCGAACATGTGCCTGCGCGCTGCCGTCCTACTGGCGCTGCTCTGCGGTCTGCGGCTTGGTGAAGTCGGTGCCCTGCGGCTCAGTGACGTGGACTGGAAGCGCGGCACCATCGACATCAGCCACGCCTTGAAGTACACTCCGCAGACCGGCAGCTTTGAAGGCCCGCCGAAAAGCGAAGCTGGGGAGCGAATCATCGCGCTGCCGGTCGGCATGATGGCGGTGCTGGATCAGACCCGCGCCTATCAGGAGGATTGCAAGCGCGCCGCCCCGCATCTCTGGGTCGGCGAAGGCTGGATTGTCCACGCATGGAACGGCGCGCAGCTGCATCATGACACGCCCAGCCGATGGTTTCGCCACTTTGCGGATGCGCACGGCTTTGAAGGTGTACGCTTTCACGACCTGCGGCACACGCACGCCAGCACGCTGCTTGCCAACGGCATCGACGCGGTAGCTGTTGCCAGCCGCATGGGGCATGAGGATGCCAGCACGACTCTCCGCGTCTACGCTCACGCGCTTCGCCGCCGCGATGATGATGCCGCCCGCGTCTGGCAATCCTTCCTTGATGCCGCATCCGCGCAGCCAGAAACGCCTGAACCCGTTGAAAATGACGGCTTTGCGCCCTCACCCGATGCGCAGTAAACCGTTCACCCCTTCTCTACCCAATTTTCCTCTACCCATGCTATCCACAACCTGCCCCATACCTGTGCATATTTGCGAAAAACGCACAAAAAAAGCGGCTTGCTATATTGCAAGTCGCTTCGTTTTTGGTGTCGAAGTGGCGGGATTCGAACCCGCGGCCTTTTGGTCCCGAAGCGCCTCAGCGTCTCTGACGCGCAGTTGGCGCATTCATGAGTGCCTGTGCGCTCGTCACCGCTAACGTGTCTGCATTTTATCATGCGTTGTTCTTTGCTGTCAACATTTATTTTTTTATTGCTTGCATTCTTTCGCAGTGCGGCGCTTGCGTTTACTATCGCACGTTCTACCCCGCACGCTCCGCATTCTTCCGTGATGTATTTCAGCGTCCTGCGCTATCTGTCACAACCGTCACAACTGTGATGCGATTTTTTTCTTCTATATATGCGCCCTTCTTATGAAACTGGCACATTATAATTATTTTCTGTTACATTCAAAGAAAACTGTCACACAGAATAAGCCCACCCCCTAATTTTTCAAGACCCACGCTGTAAACGCTTGAGCCTCTCCCGGTGTAGCGTTCCCCTTTGAATGCTTTTCCCGCCGGGGGGGATGGGCTGAATTTCTCGCAGTCGAGTGAAATCAAAACCGTTTTGGTGCGTATAGCTGCGCCTGAAACGTTCAAAAATTGTGTGCTTTCTCAAAAACCGCGTCGCCCGCACCCTTATTTATCGCACTCTTTTCTCCGAAGGCTGGAAAGCCAACGAAAAAAGCGGCAGCCGCCGCCCAATCTGGGTAGCCGCTGCCGCCTTGCTGTATGAAGTTACTGAATCCCGTCGCTGTCCGTCCATGGCTGCGTGTAGGTCAGTGCCCGCTCGCTGTCGCCGGTGCCGGTGGTCGTCGGGTCGGTGACGATGCCCAGAATCGCCAGCACCGTGAAAATGGCGTTGACCACCTGAAGCAGCTTGTCGCCGATTTCCCCCAGGTCAATGCTTACGCCAATCAGCGCAGCCACCGCCTGAACCAGCAGCAGCACCGCCGGAATGAGCGCCACCCAGAACGCCTTGTTCTTAACTCGCACAAGCCAGTTGATTTTCATCTCGTTCACCTCCTTCGCCTTTGCGTCGCTCTCATCAGCCCGCCGTGCTGTCAGGCGGATGATATGGCGCAGCCATCTGATCCAGCCGATGGTGCGCGCTCTTGACGCTGCTCTCCACTCTGGCAAGCCGCTCCGCATAGCCGTCCAGCCGCTCACGCATGGCGCGCTGTTCTACGCGGATGTCATCCACGCCGCCCGCAATGCTGTCCAGCTTTGCGTGTACCTGCGCTTGGCTTGCAGCCTCGCCGCGTGTGTCACGTCGTGCGCCAACCAGCAGCGCAATGAACGCCACCAGTAGGCTGCCCAACGCAATGATAGCCCCTGTTTCCATGTGTCCAGCTCCTTCCTTTGGCTTTATTTACCTTCTTGCTTTTGCAAGCTGGTATCA